GATTGCCGCGTTACGCTGGGCCTGCAACTGAGCGACCATCTTTACCGATGCGTCACTCGCCCCCTGGTGACGAAGTTTCCATAATTGGATCTGGTCGGCCGACATTCCAGCCGTTGCCGCCTCTTGCCTCAGAGCTTGCGACAACTGCTCTATCTCTTGCTCCAGCCGGTTCGATTCGGCTGCTGCGGCTGCTGTCGCCGCATCCTGGTCCCGCAACGCCGATGCCTGCCGCTGTAGTGCGGTAACACCGGCAATCGTCGCTTGACTCGCCCCCTGTTCTTCCAGCCGCCAGACTTCGATTTCGTCCGCCGACATGCCACGGGTTGCGATCTCTTCGCGGAGAGCGGTCTTGATTCGTTCCGCCGCGTCAATCGTCGCCTGCACCCGTTCGACTTCCGCGACTTTCGCGGCTTCGATCGTCGCTTCGACCGCCTTCATTTCGGCTTGGTATTGATCGTACTCGGCTTGTGCCTCGTTCATCGCGGCTATCTGCCGTTGCAGGGCGGCCACCGATTCAACTTGCTCCGCCGTCGCCCCTTGCTGCTCCAATTTGTACCGCGTGATTTCTTCGGCGGTCAGGCCGAACGTCGCTATCTGCTCTTGCAGCTTCGCGGTGATTGCGTCTGTCGCGTCTGCGGCTGCTTGTTGGGCAATTACCAGCGGGTCGAGTTCCGCCCGCACAGCAGCCACAGCAGCGGCATACTGCTCCTCGTTAGCGAATGCCCCCTTGCCGCGTGCAGATTCGAGTTGTGCCAGCGCGGTGTTTAGCTTGTCGGCGTCGGTAGCAGAATCGCGAAACGCTTGACGAGTGATCATCAGTTCATCGCGTGCGAGGCCCATACCGGACTTAATGCCGCTGGCGTCGGCCATGATCCTTGCGGCTAAAGTCCCGATGGTCATCGTCGCATCCTCTTCGCAAAATACGCTTCAGCCTCTTGCGGTTCCAGCCACTCTTTGTTGGCCGTCGCCGCTTGCTTCTGGCCGGCTCCGAACGCCTCCGGCTCCAACTTGCAGAACGCCAGCCAGGCATCTATCACGCGAGGCTCTATCGTCGCCAGCCACGCTTCCACGTCCCAGATTCCGAGCCTTAGCGCTAGACGGTACGCGAACCGTCTGCGGGGGCTCCGTCGGAGTTTTTTTCCAGTTCTCGCTGTTCGGCCAGTGGTAGCCCGATATGTTCCGAACATGCATCGGCGATGGCCGCGATAATGCCAGAGTCAACATCTTTCAACTTCACTTCGTCGCCGGCTTGCAACAGCCGGTTTCCGTCATCGTCAACGAGGCACGCCGCCACAAGACGCCGTCTACTCTTGCTCAGCCAGTTGTCAACGAGCTTGCCATCCTTGGAATAATTGGCGTCTTGCCAGAGCGACTTCTCGCCCTCGTTGAGGTTCTGGATTCTCACCAGTCCGATCGGTGTTTCAACCGTCCGGTATCGTCGCTGGAACGATCCCAGCAGTTTGTCTCTCGTCAGCATAAATGAAATCCTTGCGGGGATACTTGCGGAGCACGCCACGCCGAAGAAAGGAATAGCAACGACATGGCGGCTCCGCAAGGAATTACTCGGTGTCGTATTCGTCGTCATCCTCGAACGCATCGGCTGGCAATGCGACCGGTGCCGCAACCGGCCCAACGTCGCAGTTTTTGATGCGAGCCACTTCGGCAGCGATCTCGGCTTTCTCTTCCGGGCCCGCTGGAACCGTCATCAGTACAGCGGCTCCAGGCTTGTCATCGACATAGCCGCATTGCACGCCGTCTCTCATAACGGTCTTGCGTTTCCATGCGGCGTCATCGCCGTAGGTAATCAGTTTGATTTCCATCGGTCATTCCTTGCGAGAATGGAGTTACGTTCCAACAACAAAATTCGGCCCGGTTAGCCCATCCCATCGGACAGACAGCGTGCCTTTCTGGATCGTGTTCGTGGCGAGTTCCGGGTGGAGGGTCCGCTTTTTGAAAAAGCCTGTCCCGGTACACCGAGCCGCCACAGAGCCGCCCGTCGGAACAGGAAAGGTGATCGTGATCGTTTCGGGTGCGAGACCGGCGATGCAATTCTGGACCGTCTCGGTGTCGAACAGATACTCAATCTCGAACTCTCCAGGGTCGGCAAGATCCCCCGGCATGAACGTTTTGTAATCGGTGGTTGCGAGGTCGGTCGTCTCGACTTCTCCGCGGTCAGTCTGAGCCGCCCCGATCTTCGTCCACTGGTAAGCCAGCGTCGAAGTTCCGAAGGTCATCGTTGCGCCGTGTCCTGTGTCTTTGCGTGCGGTCATCGGTCAGTCTCCTATCCGGTAAAGTAGATCATGTAATCGCGGCTTGTGATGTACTGCCGCTCGTCTGAACCGTCACCCAATCCTTGCGTGTCGTAGCGTTCGCCGCCTTCAGGTACACAACCAGAGACGCCTACCGTGCCCCAGGTTCCACGTCCCCATGAACCTGTAAGAGCATCGCGGATTGCCAGGGCCAAAGCGTTTGCGGCCAAGCGTGTCGAAGCGTATGCGTCAATCTGGATTCGCTCGGTTGCGAAGCCGGCGAGTCCTGATAGTCGCGGTTCGTCGGTTCCGCTGATTCCGTAGTACACAGCGGCCGGCAATGTCGTTGACTGCGGCAGGTGGTCCGGGTAAATGCGAGTACCGAGCAGCTGTGCCACGGCTGCTGTTCCAACGAGCTTTGTTCGTGTCGCGGCTCCGATGTCGGCCATGTCATATCGCCCCCTGTCCGATTTCCCACAGCGTGCGGTTGATGACTCGCTCCATAGCGGCTAGTTGTTCGCCGCGTGTCGAGTCAAAGGACTGACGCATGAACGGCTGCGGTTCCGTCCGTCCGGTCGTCAACCCGCCCTTTTTCTTCGCACCGCTTCGTCGGCCTCGTCCCACGTTTTTCGATTCGCCACGAGCTACGATGTCGTGACCAAACTCCACTAGGTGTCCGTGAGCCCCGGCCGGATATTGCGGACCAACGACCGCCAACGCTCGCTCACCGTAGTCGCGGACTTCAACGGCGATAGTATCGCGGAGCGGCTTGTTCTCTGGGTGATGCGTAGGATCTCCAACCGGACAAAGCGTGCGGGCCTTGGCGGCCACAATCTCACCAGCCGCCTTAACCATTTCGCGTGTGACCTTTTTAGATAGCGTGTCATCAATGCGGTTGAGTTGCCGCATCAGTTCGTCGTAGCCATCCAGTTTGATTGTCACGCTCATTAGTCTGCCAACTTACACTCCAGCCACATCTCACGGGTAAACGGTTCCTTAACGTTCACGATGCCGTAGTAAGTCCCGCTACACAGCACCCGCATCTCGGTAGTAACTCCGCTGATCGTCCGTATCCGAAACAAATGCGAAGCCTGTGCGGAAACTTGCCGCCCTCTGAACGGCTCACCGCCGCTAACCTCTTGGTGATCTGCGGGCACGTTGGCCTTGTAGGTTGCCCAGGCCCGTATCAACTGCCCTGATCCGTCGGCAGCCTCGGTCGCTGTCTCAATGTTGATCCGCTCGTGTAGACTGCCGCCTCTCATGAGTACGGCCCCCAGTCTTCAGGAGTAACGCACGCCTCGACGCCCCACGGCAATTCAGAAACGATCGTCCCAATTACCGCCTGCTCCCGGTTTTCAAACCAGTTGGCAACCAACAGCAGCACCCCGTTCTTAATCGACTGAGGCACAGCAAGGGCGTTGCCATAGCCGCAAGTAAACTGGATCTCCACCGCGTTGAACGTGTCGGTTCTCACCGTCGGCCATGTTGCTCCGTAGGCGGGCATGATCCTCGCTGGCCGCTGTTCACTGGCAAGGTCCGTCTGATAATCGGTGGTTGCCGTCAGCGTCGTCAGCGTGCCTTGCGCGTCGTAATACTTGACGTGCGTAATCGACTTGATCGGCAACTTATCGTCAAACACAACCACGTCAGGCATAGCGTCCAGGTAGAGTTTCCACGTCGCCGTGCAAAACTGCCGACGGAGACGACGTTCGAGCAACTGCCGGGCTGCGGTGATGTACGCCGCAACCCGGCTTCGTTGATCGTCTGGAATTTCTCCCATCTGGCATTGGTCGATAACATCCTGGACGGAAAGCGGTTCTTCCGTTGGTGCCGTCACCAGGCTATACCGGCCGTCGTAGGATGCCATTGGCTCACATTGGGCAAGCGGTCACGGAAAATGTAAATGTTGCGTTGTTGTCGGCGTCAACCTGTGCGTAGGCAACGCGCCAAACTTCGCCTATCAGGTTCCGCACACTGCCGGCTGCAAGGGCCGCATTGAGAAACATCGCCTGAGCAATCCCGGCGTCGATCTTGCCGATGTGCCGTTTGGCTCCGCCATTGCCGAGCACTTGGGTAAACGAGCACACGTCCACCCAATTCGTTCCGTCGAGTCGGCATTGCACCTTAACATCGAGCGTATCGCCCACGTCGGTAGCCGCGGCTGTCACGTCGAGAACGAACGCCATCGCGCGTGGCTGACCTGGAATCGACACTGCCGATCCTGTACCGGCAGCAATCGCACCGGCCGTTGTCGTGGTCGATGCGAGTAGGATAACTGGTAGTGCCATCGGTCCTGCCTCCTATCGCCACCGTGGCCGCCGTCAGTAGGCGGCCACGGAAAGGGTGATCGTTGATTAGGTCGCAGCCGCGCCGGCCTTGCCGCCTTCTTCCGCGATTTCGTTCACTGCCATGTTGTCGATACGTCCGCAGGCCGCGCCGTCGATGGACGTGAGAATGTCCGTGTTGTCGGTGTGGTAGATCCGGTTGCCGATAATCAACCCGGTCGAGTTCGCCACAAGGTCAATGGCCGCGGCGAGGTCGTCACCGTCGAGTTTGCTTGAGATCCAGTTGTCGATGATGAGAATATCCAAACACGCCGCCGTGATTGCTTCAATGGCCGAGGTCTTGTACGGAGCGTTGAAGTAGTTGCGACGGATAATCACATCGTTGCAGGCTCCGACAATCTGAATAGCCGCGTCGGCCGCCGCGTCGATGCTGACGAATCGGCAATCTTCGACGACCATCTGGTCAGCCGCATTGGTCGTCTGAATGGAGAAAACAAAGTTCTCATTCGCGGCGTTTTCGACGAACTCGCACTTGCGGACTTCGACGCCGGCAGCGGCAATAATCATGCCAGCCGCGATGTCCGCGTGCCCGGCCTTGAACGTGATGTTTTCAATCACGGTATCGGCTCCGGTCACCGAGACGTAGGTATCCGCGAATCCGTCAATCAGGATTGCCGGTTTCTTCGTGCGGCCACCCAAGCCAATGTGATTCGCACCTGCCAGGCTCAGCGTGATCGCAGCCGCACCGGTAACGCCAATCGTTTCTGTATGCCCAGGCATCAGGTAGCAGGTATCGCCCGCCGCCATCTGTGTCACAGCATATGCCCACGTCAGAAACGGGGCATCCGGATTGCGTCCAGCGCCGACGCTATCGGCCCCGGCTGCGTTGGTCGAGTCCACCCACCAGATATTCCCGGTAGGAAATGTGCCGCGGTCAATGATCGAGAATAGGCCGCCCGGTTGGTTGCGGGCGAACAGTTTGGTATCCATCTCACGATTCCCCTTTCAAGGGTTGACGTTTGTTAGCGATGGGAACAAGAGGCAAGCCGCCCGGCAGAGCATCACTGCCGGACGGCTACGGAGGGACGAAACACTACGCAATGGTCGAAGCCGGCGTCAGGCCGTCGTACTTAAACAGCGGTTCGTCAAGGATATAGACGACCGCTACTTCGTCGTCGTTGTGGTGGCAATCGACGTAGGCCACAACA